GGGCCGGTTACCTCGGTGCGCGCGAGCTTCGGCACGTGGTACTCGACCAGGTCTTGGATGCACCGAAACGCCGCCAGCGGGCCTTCCTCGGCCTCGATGCGCTCGAGCAGGTGGCCGAGGCGCGGCGTCTGCTGCTCAACGAACGCAGCAATGGCCTCGCGGGCATTCGCGGTCGAGCGGTTCGGTCGCCCGGCCCTTGATCCGCCGCCGGTTTTCTTGCCCTTCGCCATGGCAGATTATCGCAAATCGCGATCAGGCATGGTCTGCATGGCCCAAATCATGCCCCGCGCCGCGCCATGCGTCAACCGCATATCGCCATGCGTTCTTTGCAATGGTGCGGCGAAACCGGCGGTGTATGTTCCTCGCATCGCAACGGCGCCGAGGCGCCAAACAACGGAGAGAACGATGCTCGCGATCACGATCAACGATACGAACTGCGACACGACCGAGGACAAGGCCCGGGCGCACGCCGCCGCGATGGCGGTGTTCGACGCCGCCGGTTGCAAGCCGGTTGATGCTCAGGACGAGTACCGCTCCCAGCTCGACGCGCTCGACAATGAGGTCGACATGACCGGCCTGGCGCTCGTCTGGCTGAACGCGCGCAACGCCGCCGAGGTCGCGGCCAGCAAGGGCTGGCACAATCCCAACGGCTGCGAGGTCACGATGGACGCATGGTGAGGCCGCCATGCGCGTCTCCCCCGACATGGACCTCGCCCAGCTCCGCGACCTCATGGGCGAGGCCTCCCTCCTCGACGCCGCCGCGCTGCGCGACGTCCTGATCCGCCGCCGGGTCCGCGACACGGACCGGCTGGCCGCCCCGGAGTGGCGCCAAGCCCTGGACGAGGCCTACCGCCGCCTCCCACCCCACCTCCGACCCGAAACGCGCTAGAACCGCCCTAGGAGCGCCGAAACCCGGTCGCCCGCTACCCTGCGTAGGGTCAGCGGGCTTCCGGCGTTCCTGCGCCATCCTCGGCGCTTCTGGAGGCATCCGAAGCGAACCGCGACCTGAACTTCGCCATCGCGGCGTCGAATTCAGCCTTCTGGGCGTCGGTCATAACCGAGTACCGCCCCACCGGCCTGTCGCCCTCGACCGGCGCCGCGATCGCTCGCCGCAGGAGGTGCCGCTGGCGGTGCGCGGCCGCGACCTCGGCGTCGAGCAGCTGGCAGACCTCGGCATACGAGGGAAACCACTTGCAGGACCGCGCGGCCGCGTCGAGGCTCGACCGGGTGTAGGCTTGCCTCGGGTAGGCCAGCATCGCCGCGTAGGCCGCGATCCGCGTCCTGGCGTCCTCGGCGCTAAGCTGGCCCGCGACGAGCGTCCCAAGCGCGCCGAGCCACCGCTCGACCGTCGCCTGCGGCGCGGGCTGCAACGCGTCCTCGACGGCCTGCAGGGCGCGCTCAGCCTCGGCCCGGACGCTCGGGGGGATCGAAAGCTGCGAGCCCGGCGTCTCGGTCTCGGCCCTCTGCAGCCAGCTCCCGAGCGACTGCGAGAAAACCGTTGCCCGTGCGAGATCCTGTGCCATTCGTCGTCCTCCGTTCGCTCGTGCGGCGCACCCAGTTCCTCCAGGTCGCGCTCCAATTGACCTTCCGCCCGTCCGCGCCGGGCTTGCTGTGCCAGTAGTCGCGGAACGACGCCGCCTCGCGCTCGACCGCCACGCCGAGGGCGCCGGCGAACGAGCGGTCCTCGTCCGAAGGCGACCAATCGTCGGGCAGGCGGGTTCCTTGATCGGCGCGCTCTGCGCGCTTCCCCCCTGCACCCCCCAGAACAGACTTATCCGGTTCTGTTCTTTCATGGGTATTGGGTAATGGGTCATGGGTAATGGGTGGTTGAACATCCGTTGAACGGGCGTTGAACCGCCGTTGCGCGGACATCTTCCCTGCCCTAGAGGCTTGTTCCTGCTTGCTTTTGCAGCGCACAATTTCTTCGTCAGCCCGCCGATTGACCCATCCCGAGCCCTCGACCAGCTCGAAAAACTCGCCCAGAACCGTCGCCACCTCGGCTTCGTGTTCGCGCATGTTGATGGCCCGTGCAACGTCCGCTGAACGGGCGTTCAACGGGCGTTCGTTCATGTAGTAGAGGTCGAGCAGCCGCCGATAGGCGAGATCTTCCATCAGCGTCAGGTGACGCGTATGGCTGGCGTAATCGCCAATGTGGAAGGAGTAGAAGCGCATCACGCTTCATCCCGTGCCTGCTTCAGCAGCTCGCGGATCTTCGACTTGTTGCGGTCGTTGTACCGCTTCACGCAAGCGGTACAAGACGCGCTGGTCGTGTAGCGCTGCGTGTTTCCGCAAATCTGGCAGGGCTTGCCAAAGTACTTGCCCTCGCCGCGCTTCGCTGCGTCAATCCTGGCCGTGTCCATGATCCAAATCCTTTGGTTAGGGTTTGGCTAGACTAAGCAAACCAAAATCACGCGTCAAGTTTGGCGGAGCGGCGGGTGCGGACCATCGCAGAAACGCACGGCCGGGGCTGCGTTGACGGGCGAACCCGCTGGTCAGCTTGCGGAGCTCCGCCGCCCGCCGGCGACGGCAAGGGAGGGCCCGGCCGCGGTCACTATAGGCTCAGGTCGAGCTTAACGCCCAGCCGATCGGCGTAGAGCGTCACCGCCTGCAGCCGCTCCTGCTCGCGCGCCCGCTTGCGCTCGTCGCAGCGCAACTGCACGACGCGCACCAGCGCCGCCGGGTCGTAGCCCGCGCTCTTGATCTCGACCTTCAACTCCTTGAGGTCCGCGCGCGTCTCGTCGGCGGCGTCGAGCAGGCGCGTCAGGCGCTCGGCGTAGCGGGTCAGGTCGTCATTCGTCATCGGTCATCTCCTCCAGAAGGATCTCGGCCCGAGGGTTCTCGCGGTCGAGATGGTGGTACAGGTGCATTTCTCTCACCGCGCGGTCGTTGCGGTAAACGCGGCCCTGCAGCGCGTCGAGGATGAGGCTCGGGTCAAGATCCGGCCTGCGCGAGGCGTAGTAGAGATGCGCCGTCATGCGGATCGGCTCGAGCAGCTGGTCCTGCGCCGGCAGTTCCGGCACCTGACGCGCAACCGCCTCGATGTACGCAAGGCCCTTCTCCGACTTGATCACCCGCAACTTCGATCCAAACCGCACGATGCGGCGGCTGTTGGCCTTGCTGGCGGGCTCGCCTAGGATGGTGCCGCGCCACGTTCTCATGTTTCTGTCGCATTCAGAATGCGTTGGGCAAGCCTGCGCGCAGCCACATGATCCATCGTCACTTGTACGATCTCTCGCTTGCCGACGATCACGATCATTCTGACCCATCTTTCGGTCGCGAAATCATCGCCCAAATAATCAACTTGAAACTCCGTCCCTGGGTCGCTCAAGGCGAGGTAAAACGGCGCGGGATATTGACGCCTGCGGGCGACCTCTTCGTGGTGCGCCTTCATGGCATCGCTTATCTTTCGCATTACGGCGACCCTCCTTCTGAACTCCGATTTTCCGCCAGCATCGCCCCGCTCGACCCGGTCATCGACCGCTCTTGCAGCGGCGGCGTCCATCGCAGCAGGCGCTGCGGGCGAATTAGGTGCGCCGGGATGTCCTCGTACCTGCGGCCGCGCATCAGCTTCGGCCAGAGCTTCTCCGCTCGCGCGACGCAGGCCTCGGGATCGGTTGATCGCGTTTCGGGCTCGGCGATGTCCTCGAAGTCCGCGATGGTCGGCGCGATGGGAGCGACGGTGCGACCGAGCGCGAGCGCTTGCCTGCCCTTGTCGGTCAGCCGAACGCGCGCCTTGCCGACCTCGATCAGCCCGCGCCGCCGCAGGCTGTGGACGCCCGAGTGCAGCCGCACCCGATGCGTGATCTGCGCGCTCCACGCGAGCCATGCGTCGATCGGCGCCTCGCCGCCAGCCGCGTCGAGGTACTCGACGACGAGCCGGGTGTAGCCGTTCGACACCGCCGCCTTGAAACGGCTGCCGCGGTGCACCTTCTTCGCGGGCGTGAACCAGTAGGTCCAGCCGCAATTGGGCGGCTTGCGCGGAGCGTAATCGCTATCGACCAGCTCGCGGCGCTTGAGGTGCGCGAGCGCCATCAACACCAACCCCCTGTCCATGCTAGCCAGCACTTCGCACAGCCGCTGCGTCGAGGCGCGTCCGCCCTCGGCACGCAGCGCGTTGGACACGCGCTCTATCGCGGTGTCGCGCCTCATCGCCGTGCCTCGCGGCGCGTCGCGGCGACCGGGTCGAACGCGAGGCGCTTGGCGCGCGCGATGCGGAAGGCCTCGAGCTGCCGGGCGGCAGGCAGCCGCTGGCGGCGCTTCCAGTTGGAGATGGCCTGCGGCGTTGTGGAGAACGCGCGGGCGGTGGCGTAGGTGCCGCCGAGAGCGGCGATGAAGTCGGTCAAGGTCATGTCTCGACGGCTACTACACGCGCGGTGTAGAGGTCAAGCACACAATTCCACGGAAAGCGCTTGCGCGGGTAAAGCGATGGTGTATGTTTCGCCTTGCCCGGGTGGTGCCGGGCAGAAACCAGGAGGGACAAACGATGCTTCGCGACGAGAACGATCACGGCGAGAGCTACGCGCACACGCGCGACTATTACGACTTCATCGAGGCGAGCCTGCGCCGCCTCAAGCGCGCCGAGACGCAGGCGATGAACAAGATAGTCGCCGCGTTGGAGGAGCTGCGCGAGGTCACCGAGCGCGAGTGGCAGGAGCCCTCGGGCTTCACCGACGCGCAGGACGCGCAGGCCAAGCGCAACTGGCGCGACGCCCTGCTCAACGCCGACACGCTGATCGGCGAGTTCACCTTCGAGGCGCGCGACGCGCTTCAGGCCGCGCTGGAGGAGTGAGGGCCATGATGACTGACATCGAAAACGCCGAGCGCAGCCTCGCCGACCTCGCGCTGCTTCGCCGCCGCACCTGCGATCAGGTCTGGGAGATCCTGAACGCGGTCGCCAAGGAGGTCGAGGAGATCAACGCGCAGCACTACAACTGCCGCGCCATCTCCGAGAGCGAGTTGCGCGACATCCTCTACACCGCCGAGATCCTCGTCGAGCGCCTGACGATCCCGACCGAGCGCTTCATCCGCGACGACGCGACGCCCGCCGAGCCCTTCGACAACGACTACCCCGATTGGCTGCGAGGTGACCGATGAGCCCCCTCTGGCTGCAGGCCCTCATGGGCCTCGTCCTGGCCGCGATCATGGTGCTGGCATGAAGCCGCTCCCCGCCGCCCCCGCGATCCCGCAGACGCCCGGCGTCCTGCGCGCCCGCATCCAGTTGCGCGTCGAGCTGGCCCGCGACCTCAACCCCGAGACGCTCGACTACCTGCTCGCGCATCAGCGGATCGCGGAGCTGGAGCGCCAGCTCGCGGCGCTGGAGGGCAACCGATGACCAGCGAAAAGCGCAAGCTGCTGCGCGTCTACCGCAGCATGGTCAAGCGCGCGGCCCACGCCCCGCGCGGTAAGAAGGCGAGCCGCCTCGCGGCCCTGCGCGGCTGGGTCCACCGCCAGATGAAGAGGGAGATCGAAAAGTGATCAACGACGGCATCCACAACGACGTCTCGTTCGAGGCGTACCTGAGCGCCGAGGCCTTCGCGGCCCCGGCGGTCAGCGGATCGGACCTCGTCGCATACGAGACCGAATGCCCGGCCCACGCCCACGCCTTCTGGCGCGGCAACCCGGCCCGCGTCCACCGCGAGCCGAGCGCGTCGATGGCGCTGGGGACCGCCGCGCACGCGTATATCTTGGAGGGCGCCGAGGCCTTCCACCAGCGCTTCTCGGTCAAGCCCGATGGCCTGTCCTTCGCGACCCGCGAGGGCAAGCAATGGCGCGAGGCGCAGGGCGATCGACAGATCGTCTCCTTCTCCGACCACATGCGGATCGTCGGGATGCGCGAGGGCCTCATGCGGAACGCCGACGCCCGGCGCCTCCTCGAGGCCGGCGGTCGCGCCGAGGTCACGATGGTCGCGCGCGACGAGGAGACCGGGCTCACGCTGCTGTGCCGCCCCGACCTCTACATCGCGCGCGCCGGGCTGGCGGTGAACCTCAAGACCACTGCATCGCCCGCGCCGAACTCCTGGCGCAAGACCGCCGCCAATCTCAGGTACGACCTCGGGGACGCGATGTTCCGGCTGGTCGCCTCGACGCTCGGCATCCAGCGCCCGACCCATGCGTTCATGGTCGTCGGCAACGACGAGCCCTTCATCGGCTACGTCGCGGCCCTGTCCGCCGACGCCGCGAGCGCCGCCGACCAGCAGCTGCGTCAGATCCTGCGCCGCTTCGCGAAAAGCGTTGCGGATGATAGCTGGTCGGGTTACACCACGAGTGTAGTCGAAATCGGCCTGCCGCAGTGGGCCGCCAACGAAATCGCAACCAGCATTCAGAAGGGATATGCGCAATGACCAACGAAATCGCCACCAACGTCGTGAACCTGCCCGCCGCCGTGTCGGACTACGATCCGCTCGCGCCCGCGCACTTCGAGCATTCGCAGCGCGTCGCGAAGATGTTCGCCGCCAGCGAACTCGTCCCGCCGCACCTGCGCGGCAAGATGGCCGACTGCCTCATCGCCTACGCGATCGCCAAGCGCACGCGCGAGGAGCCGCTGGTCGTCCTGCAGAACATCTATTTCGTCAGCGGGCGCGCGGGCTGGTCGGCCACGTACATGATCGCCAAGGCCAACCGCTCGAATGTGTTCGCGCGTCGCATCAACTGGCACGTCGTTGGCGAGGGCAAGAACCTGCGCGTCACCGCCTTCGCCACGCTGGCCGACAGCGGCGAGCCGGTCGAGGCCACCGCGTCGATGGCGATGGCCGAGGCCGAGGGCTGGACGAAGAACCCGAAGTACCGGACGATGCCCGACCAGATGCTGCGCTACCGCAGCGCCACGATGCTCATCCGCCTCTTCGCGCCCGAGGTCATGATGGGCCTGCCGGTCGCGGAGGAGATCGACGTCGTCCAGGCGCGCGGCCCGTCCGGCGCCATCGACATCACCCCGCCCTCCACCCCCCTCGCCGCCGTCAGCGCCGCGATGGACGCCCTGCTCGACAACGTGGAACAAGAGGCCGACAACATCGCGCCGGCCGCGTCGGATGCGGAGCCTTCCCCCTCCGCAGCCTCCTCACCAGAGGCCTCGACCGGCGCAACCCTCACGCCCGAGCTGGCCGAGCGCGCCCGCGCCATCGTCGCGGCGATCCGCAAGGCGGCGAGCGTCAAGGACATCGACAAGATCATGCTGGCCCAGCGCGGCAACCTCGACGACATCAGCGCCGCGTCGCCCGACGCGCACGAGCGCATCATGGAGGAGAGCCGCCGCCGGGTTGCGGATCTGGCTGGTTGAAAAGGGAGGTTCAGATGAACGCGTTCACGAAGCAAGAGATCGTCACCATCGCCGCGCCGAAGTTCGAGCGCGCGCAGTTCGAGATCGTCGGCACCGCGCCGCTGGTCATGGCCGCCTTCTCCGAGAAGGCGCGCCAGAAGATGCGCGAGAAGCACGAGGCCGGATCGACGGCGAAATCGAAGAAGGAGCGCGAGGCGCGCGACTTCGCGGCTGACTGCGAGGCGGCGCTGCACCGCTTGGAGGATGGCACCATCGGCTTTCCGGCGTCGGCATGGCGCGCGGCGATGATCGATGCCTGCCGGCTGGTCGGCTTCAAGATGACGATGGCGAAAATGTCCGTCTTCGTCGAGGCGGACGGACTCGACCTCGTCAGCGGACAGCCGCTGGTGCGGATCATCGGCGACTACGAGCAGCACGTCGCCGCGACGCGAAACCAGACGGGCGTGACCGACTTGCGTTCCAGGCCGATGTTCCGGCGCTGGAGCGCCACGCTGCGGGTGCGCTGGGACGGCGACCAGTTCAGGGTCGGAGATGTGTCCAACCTGCTGGCCCGCGCCGGAATGCAGATCGGCGTCGGAGAAGGGCGTCCGTTCAGCCGCGAGAGCTACGGGCTCGGTTGGGGCACGTTCGAGGTGGTGTCGTGATGTCCCGCTGGGAGCGCGAACTGGAGGAAATGGCGCGAGAACTTGGCGACAAGCTCACGCCGGAAGCCGTCGTGGATCGGGCACGCAGCGCCAATTCGGCGCTGCACTCGATGTTCGATTGGAACGACGCCGAGGCTGCCGAGAAGTATCGGCTGCTTCAAGCACGCGGGCTGATCCGCCGCGTGGTCGTTCATCTGGAGCCGCACAAGCCGAACGAGCCGCCTGTGCGCGCCTATCTCAACGTGGATCGGGGATCGCGCGAGTACGTCGCGGTCTCGGTGGTGCAGTCGTCGCCGGAAGCGACGCGGGCGGTCATCGCGCATCTGCTGACCGACCTGCGAAGCGTCCAGGCGCGGCTGTTGCGCTACGCCGACGCGCTCGACGCCAGCGACGAACTGCGCGCGAGCATCAACAAGTTTCTTGCGCGCAACGAGCGCAAGAAGCGCGCCGGGTAAGGCAAGGCGTGGTTGGGCTTGGTGTGGTGGGGCATGGCAGGCAAGGCGCGGCGAGGCGCGGCGCGGCAAGGCGAGGCAGGCGAGGCAGGGCGGGGCGAGGCAAGGAGCGGCTTTGCAGGGCAAGGCATGGCAGGCACGGCGAGGCTGGGCGGGGTACGACGTGGCAAGGCAGGCTTGGCGGAGCGCGGCCCGGCAAGGCGCGGCGGCGCAAGGCAGGCGGGGCGTGGCAGGGCATGGCATGGCGAGGCAGGCACGGCGGGGCGCGGCGGGGCAAGGCTCGGTGAGGCAGGCAAAAGGAGGAAATGGAAATGACCGAGGAGCAGGAGCGCCGCGTCCAAGCCAGCAGGGATGCGCTGGCTTGGATGGACGAGGACCGGCGGTGGCAGGGAACGGCGGTCTACTGGTTCGCCTTTGCCTTGCTCGGCGTCGTGACGGGAGCGGTGGTGATTGCGCTGGCGGGGTTGCGATGACCCCGCTGCGCGTCCTCGTGGCCTGCGAATATTCGGGCGTCGTGCGCCGCGCGTTCCTTGCGCGCGGTTGCGACGCCTGGTCATGCGACCTGCTGCCGAGCGAGGACGGCAGCAACCGCCACATCCGTGGCGACGCGCGCGACCTGCTGCATGACGGCTGGGATCTGCTGATGGTGGCGCATCCGCCATGCACCCGCCTGTGCAACAGCGGCGTCAGGTGGTTGCACACGCCGCCGCCCGGCAAGACCGCCGGGCAGATGGAGCGCGAGCTGCGCGAGAGCGCGGCGCTGTTCAGCGCGTTCTGGAACGCGCCGATCCCGCGCGTCGCGGTCGAGAACCCGGTGATGCACGGACATGCCAAGCGGCTGATCGAGAACTACGCGGAGCCGGCGCAATCGGTGCAGCCCTGGCAGTTCGGCCACGGCGAGACGAAGCGCACCTGTCTCTGGCTGCGTGGCCTGCCGCCGCTGCGCCCGACGAACGTCGTCGAGGGCCGCGAGCAGCGCGTCCATCGGATGCCGCCGAGCCCGACGCGCTGGAAGGAACGCTCGCGCTTCTATCCTGGCATCGCTGCGGCGATGGCCGAGCAATGGACCGAGCATGCGTGGAGGTCGGCAGCATGACCCCCGCCGAGACCGCCCGCCGCGCGTTCCGCCAGCTCTACCAGTACGCGCCCGACCCCGACTGCCCGGTCGATCAGCATAGGCTGGCGTTCCTGGTCCGGGTGATCAACGCAATCGAGGCCGCCGGGATGGCGGTCGTGGAAATGGAGGATGGACGATGAGCAAAGACATGATGCCCAAGCGGTGGTCCGTCGGTAACGACGACGGCTACATGGTGGAAATGGACGGAGGCGATTATGTCGAGGTTGAGGATGTCGAGCCTTTGGTCGCCGAGATCGAGCGCCTCCGCGCCCGCGTCGATTCGCTGCGCTGGCCGCTGGCGGTCTACGTCCACGCGCACCAGACAGGCAATTCCGTGCCGCCGCACATCGAAGCCGCTGCCCGCGCCGCGCTGAAGCCCAAGCCATGAGCCTCCACACCATCGCCGCCGTCGTCGCGGTCACGAGCTACATCGCCCTCTGGGCCATCACGATCACGATGGCGCTGCCATGACGCTCTTCACCGCCAGCGGCAGCCTGCCGCGCCATCATTACGTTTCGGTCTGCGGTGCCTTCATCGGCTTCGGTGCCGACGAGTGGTTCCCTGCGGTCTGGTTCGGCTTGCACAGCCATCCTGGTCGAGCATGGGGCTGCACGGTGCTGCTCGAGTCCGGTGCGGTCTACCGGGACCTCCCGCCGCACGCGCTGGCGTTCTGCACCGATCCCGATCCGTGGACGATCAAGGACGCGCAGGAATGGGACTGCTACGGCTCGCAGTTCTCGCTCCACACCTACGACTACCTCGACGGCCTCGGCGCGATCGTGCGCGCGGCAGACGCCGAGCTGGGCGCGGAATACCTGTTCACGGCCATCCCGGTCGGTGACGCCTACACACACGCGCCGGCTCAGGCAAAGGAGTTCATGTTCTTGCGAACCGATGGCGGTCGCCTGACCATCCAGCCAACCAACCGCGTCCTGTTCCGCGACAAGTCATTCACGACCGTGCCGCGATGGCTGCCGCTGCGGCGGTCGGAGAGCGTCTACTCTTGCGAGTAGCGATAGCGCGTCAGCCTACCATCCCCTTTGCCTGCCGCCAAACTTCCTTGACGCGCCGCTCCCAGCCTTTTCCGAACGTGGGCCAAGTTGGCAAGCCGCGCAGAAACAGCAGCCTAAGCTCGCAAAACCGATCCACGATTTCTGTGGCCTCATCCTCTTTGATCGCCGCCATCGTCTTCGGGCCAATCACGCCATCGGGCCAGACGCCGATGGATTGCTGCAGCAGCATCGCGGCGCGCCCCGGCCCGCTGTTGACGGCGCAGTCGAAGACCGCGAGGTCTACGCCCGGAGGCAGTTCGTCGCCGCGCACAGCGTTCCAGTAGCGCTCGCGGTAGAGCGGCTCGACCATGCCCGGCGTCAGGCCGCGCATGTCGGCCTCGTTCGCGGGGTGGCTCGTCCATTCTTCCCAAGCGCGCCGCGTCACGCCCAGGTTGGTCATGCCGCCGGGATCGCGCGGATGGTTGACGAAACCGCCTTCGTGCTTGAGCAGCGCCTCAAAGGCGACAGGCCAGGTGGATGCGCTCATTTGCCCTTCTCCGCCAGCAGCTGGGTCTTGGCCTGAGACGAGCTCGACGAGCCAAAGTAGTAGGCAATGACCTGTTCCGCTTTTGCGGACACAAACCCGATCAGCGTGCCAACCGTCGTAGCCATCAGCGGATCCTTCATGCCGTCGACCCAGCCAAGCAACACGAGGAACACCGTCGCCATGAAGCCGCAGACAATGACGCCCGCAAGTATGCGCGGCATCCAATCGCGCACCTGAGCCTCGCGCTGCCGGGCGCTGTCCCGATCGCTGGCCGATATGCGCTCAATGTCGATGTCGAGCTCTTTCATGCGGATGGCGAAGTCGTTGTCGGCCTTTTTCAACGCTAGAAGCTGATCGGGCGTGGCAGAGGCGGCCGCCTTCTCGACGTCCTTCTCGCTGCTGTCAGTCGGAAGTCCCAGCGCGCTGGCGACGGCCTGCATCGCCATGCCGCCCAAAGGGCCGCCAATGGCTGTGGCAAGGCTTGGCGCGACAGCACCTACAATCTTGAGGAGATTCATTACTTTTTCTCCAGCAGCGTGATCCGCTTGTCGAGTTCGGCCTTAATGGCGTTCATGTCGGTGCGAATAGATGCGCGCGCGGAGGCCGCATCGGCCGCCATGTCGAGCCTGCTCTTTTCGATTGCCGCCATGCTGCGCTCCCGATCCAGCGTCATTGCGGCCCGCGCTAGAGCGGCATCGCGCTCAACGCGGTCGATCTTGTCGTTCAGCGCCTCGCGGATCTGCGCCATGTCGATCGTCGTGCCCTGCGGCGGGATTGCCTTGTTCTCGGCGTTAACCACGACCGCGATTCGGCCCTTCAGAACGATCAGCTCGTTGTGTGCGTTGCTGAGAGAGGTCATCAGATAGACCACGCAAGAGAACAGGATCGGCACAGCCGCGAAGACAACCTTCTCCACTAGCGCGCTCTTGGATGCCGAGGCTGCTATAGCTTCGCTCATTGCAGCCTGCTTCTCTTCTGACGTCGCCATGTCAGCCTCGCTTGTTCCAGAGGTCAAAGAGCGCTTTGACCTTTTCCTCGATGACGAGCACGCGCTGGTCGAGCTTGGCGAGGACGATCACCAGCGTGATGAACCCGATCGCCAGCGGCCAGAGCTTGAGGACGGCCTCCAAGGCTTCCATCGCTCATTCCGGCTTCCTGCGCAGGCGCATCACGATGTGCTGCACCGTCCTGCTTTCATAGATGCGAATGCCGGTCCACACGATGGTGAAGATGGCGGCCACGGCGGGAAGCCAGCCCGCCACGGTAGCCACCGCCGTGCCCAGGGAGACTGCATCGATAACTTGCTTAGCCGATTCGTTCATGGCGTTCACCACGGAAGAGCGGGCTTGGTGACGGCAGGAGCGGCCAGATCGGCAAGCTGCGCGGCGACGCTGCTCTCGTGCTTGGCGACCTCGTCGGCACCCATCTGCGTCTTTACCCAGCCCACCACGATGTCCTTGGTGAGAGCGTCATACTGCGTAAACG